CGACCCCTTGCACCCCATGCGTGCGGGATACACCTAAAGCCTTACGGATCAAGGCCTTGAGCGGGCGCTCGCTGCAAACGGTGCCGCACTGTGCCACACCCGATTTCACCATCCCCCGAAAATCTCCCCACGGGCTCCGGCCTGCATCCGGCGTTCTGCCGACCGTTTCCCTTCCTTTATAGAGCTACTCACAGCCGACGGTCATGATCCCGAATGCTGTGGGTGACCACACCCCATACCTCGAACCGGTCCCCTTCGAGAATGTACCTGGACGGGTACTTCGGGTTTTCCGACATCAGGACCACCTGCCTGTCACGGATGACCATGCGCTTGCAGGTGGCCTCTCCGTTGACCGCGGCGATGATGATGTGGCCGGATCGCGCCTCGACTAAGCGATCCACTACCAGCAGATCACCCGTGTAGATGCCGGCCCCCTGCATGCTTTCTCCGTCCACCTTGACCAGGTAAACGCTGGGGGCACGCAGGTGGAGCAGTTCGTCTAGCGACACCTGCTCGTCGTCGGCTTCGATGGGTAGGGTTGCGGTCATTTCGGCTGGCCATTAACTGTATATGGATACAGTATCTTATGGCGTCACATGCCGGGGCAACTGCCGATCAGCGGCATGATGATGCGGTGAAAATCCAGCTACCGCACCATCACACCTATGCGATCAAGGCTTAATGAGCCTCGCTCCTCTTGCCCTGCCGTCATCAGCCTTTGGCTGGCGCACCCTCTGGGGTAATCGGCACAACAGAGCCAGAAGGCTGAACGGAACGCTTCTGTGCCGCGGCCTGCTGCTGGGCCAGGTGGACAAGGACTTTGTCACGCTCCCCATAGAGGGAAACAGTTCCGCTCGACATCACAATGATCCGATCCAAGTGGCTCAGGATGTTTGGCCGGTGAGAAACAATGAAGACCGTTGAACCGGACTCCTTCAGTTTCTGCAAGGCAACGCCCAGCGCCCGCTCACCTACTTCATCGAGGTTGGAGTTAGGTTCGTCGAGCACAATAAGACGCGGAGCCCCATAGACTGCCCGGGCAAGCCCGATGCGCTGGCGCTGACCGCCAGAGAGGTTAACCCCATCGCTGCCGATTACGGTGTCATATCCATCGGGAAGCATCAGGATCATCTCATGCACGCCAGCGAGCTGCGCCGCCTGCATGACTTTTTCCGGGTCAGCCACCTCGAAACGGGCAATGTTGTCGCTGATTGATCCTTCGAATAGCTCTATATCTTGCGGCAAATAGCCGACATAAGGCCCAAGCTCTTGCTTATCCCAGGTGCTGATGTCTGCGCCGTCAAGGCGTACCACGCCGTGCTGGCGGGGCCATATTCCCATCAGAGCGCGCGCCAGTGTCGATTTTCCTGCTGCGCTTGGGCCGACGATGCCAACGATTGAGCCGGCCGGCACAGTGAAATTGATATTTCGGAGAACTGGGGCCTTGGCTCCAGGGGGAGCAACCATCAAATTCTCGACCTGGATCTGACCTTTCGGCGGAGGCAGCATCATACGCTCAGGTTCGGCACTGAGCTCTTCAAGGGCTTTGTTCAGGCGGTCATATTGGACCTTGGCAACGACAATAGTTTTCCAGTTGTTAATTATCTGGTCGATTGGTGAAAGAGCCTTGCCTAACAGCAGCGATCCAGCCATAAGATAGCTAGCATCCAGCTGCTGGGTGATTACCAAGTAAGCGCCCATGGCGAGCATGATGGACTGAGACCAGATTCTATAGGTCTTTGCAATTGTGCTAACCACACCACCTTTGTCGCTGGCCTTTGACTGCAATGCCAGCATCTTTCGTTTGCTCTTAACCCACCGACTCATCAGGGTTTCGAGCATGCCCATTGACTCGATAACTTCGGCGTTACGCAGCACTTTAACCGTTGCGAGGTTAGAGGTTACGTTCTCCTTGTTCGCCTCGGCCAGGTGATTACTTGTGTGACGATGGTTCAGGTAGGCCAAAATTGACAGAACCAAGCCTGACCCTATGGTCAGCCAGCCAAACCAAGGATGAAAAAGAAACATAACTGCTGTATAGATTGGGAACCATGGCGCATCAAAGAAAGTGAATATGCTCGTCCCGCCAAATAACTGCCTAAGTGCACCTAAGTCATTTAATGATTGGGCTGTGGAGTTTGCGCCACCAGTAGTTAATGCATGCTTGAAGCTGGATCTATATGCGTCTCTACTGAGCAGAGCATCCATGCGATTGCCAATCCTCACCAGGATCAACGACCGAACCAACTCCAACGAACTCATTGTAAATAAGAGAACGGTCAGAATTAGCGTTAACATTACTAGCGTTGAGGCGCTGCTCGAGGTTACTACACGTCCGGTTATTTGAATCATGTAGAAGATTGGCGCTAGCGCCAAGACATTCACCAGCGCACTAAATAGTCCAATTGAGATAAAGCTGCTTCTGCAGACCTCAAGGACGGCGCGCAATTTATTTTCCTGCATAGGTCTCGTGGCATCCATACTTACGTTTAGGCAAAATGGACAGCAGTCTACCACGCATTTTTTGATCGATGGTGTAGGTTGGAATGCCTGCCATCACTCTGCGTTACGCCATCAGAACTGTGCGTATTGCAGCCCTAGCATCCCTAGACCCCATTGATGCCCATGCCATGCCAGGCTATGCCGCTGGCATGGGCATCATCGGGGTGGCATGCATCAGAATTTCAGCTGAGCTTGCATCACCTTGCTCGCTATGGAAATCAGCAATGCATTGGACTGGGACGCGTCTTCGCCGCTGAGGAGAATTTCATTCTCCATTGAGATAATGTCACCTTCCGGGCTGACCATAAAGCGGCCTATCTCTACTGGAGACTGGTCCGTAATGGACGGAGTTGAGATTACCGCCTCAACCAGGCCTAGGCCCTCAGAGGAGATAGCTGCGAAATCGATTTGAAAACGCTTGCCAAGGATGGCGCCCGACACTCGATCACCAAGAGCCCCAAGCGACAGATCAGCCTTCCCCTGTAGGACTTTATTAGCGAATTCAGGCCAGCAATCGAAAGCAGCCCACAGTTTTCTAAGGGCTGCATCAGCGCTATCGGCCTGGCGCTTGAAGACCTCCGAAAAGGATTCCTGGTCATATTCGAAATCGCACTTGTTCACTGATCTGCTCCATGTGAGTTTTCCTGCAGACCCTATCTACATGAAATCAGCTCGGCTTTCCAGTTATCTGATCGTAAACTATTCATGCAGAGCATGGCTTTGGTAGAGAAGCACCCAAAGCATCGCATCACTCCGATTTCCCGTTCACTCCAGAGCGCCGCCTAGCTCGGCCCAGCGCCTGATTAACATGTCCAGTCTGTGCGGGTTCTGTCCATAGGTGTTACCAGGGAAGCTGGCCCAGATGTTCGAGCACTTGGCAATGGCCTGCTGGATTCGACCCGCCTTGATGTCCTCCAGAGCCTTACGCTCGCGGATCTGCTGCAGCGCAACCCGGTCCTGGTTCTCGGGCGTAAATCCACCCGTCAAATGGAGGCTGGCCCGGTACGCATCCCAGTAACGCTCGAGCAGTTGATACCGGCCTGCCGCGGTGCTGGTGATCGGTTTTCCGTTGATTGGAAAAGTCAGTTTACGGCGCGGGTGATCGGCATAACCTCTGAACAGGTCGCCGCCGTAGAGCACGTTGTACCCGTCGTCGCTGGCCTTTACAGTAGCCGTACCTTCCGAGAAGGCAATCAGATCTAGAAACCGGATCGCATTCGCGCCTCCGGCTTGGTATTCAGTAAGTCTAGCCATGGTTTCTCCAGGAAAAAAACCGCTCAGCGCGGACGTCGAATTGCATCGACTTGCCAGTGCATTGCCCTGCACTAGCAGCGAGAACGCTTGTATACTTATGGATTTCGCGCGAGAAGGGACAACATGCGAAGCACTTCCATACCTCTGGATTTTCCCGATTCTGATCAGGTCATCTACGCGTCGGAGAACCTCGTAGCGATCTTCTGCCCCGCATCAGAGACTCGCTCCAGGCAGCTGGTTGTCGCATTCCATGCGCTGCAGCTCACGCAGTATCTGGACTTGCCGCGCAAGGGGCAGAGCCGGGAAACCCTGCGGGCTGCAGGGCTTGATTCTGTACAGGTCATCCCTCGTGGAAATCAGTGGTATCAGTACGGTGATATCGACGAAATGATCTTGGCTATCCGCACCATCTCCGATACCTACCAAGAGGTCGTTGCGTACGGTCAATCAATGGGCGCATACGCAGCCATTCACACATCCGCAGCCCTTCAACCGTCGAAGGTACTTGCGATTTGCCCGCAGTTCTCGGTCGATCCAGCGCGTATTTCTTTCGATTCAGGCTTCAAGGTGCTAGCTGCCGATATAGATTTTGTTCGAGATGACATTTCCAAAAATGCCAGCTCGGAGACAGAGTTCGTCATAGCGTTCGATCAGCTTTATCAAATCGATAATAACCACTACAACGAATACGAAAAGAACCTAAAAAACTTGTATCGACTCCGAATGCCTTTCTGTGGCCATGGCGTCAGTGAGTCACTTAAGCAGGCGGGCATGATACCCGGGCACCTACTGTCCCTGATTACTGATGGCAAGGCACATATCAATATTGTTCGTCAGGAATTCAGACGGAATCGACACCGCGTCCAGACCTACTTGGATGCAATGAAGCTTAGATTGGCCAAGTGGTATAGCCGTAACAAAAACCTCGCTGAGGCCAGTCGCCACGCTTTCTCCCTCTACGAATCGACCAGGCTATTTTCCTCTATGCAGATATTCTGCGAAGCGGCGGAAAAGGCAGGAAGCCCGGAACAAGCTGCATCGAGGTGGTTTTTCGCGATTAGCACCTTAGGCAGCGACGCTCCCTCCCTAGCTTACGTTCGAGCAGCAAAGTTTTCTCGGTTGAGTGGGGAAATGCAAATTGCGAAATGCACGTGCTTGTCAGGTCTGAAGAAATTCCACAAAGATTTAGGAGTTATGCGCGAGCTTCTCGACATTCATATCGAACAGCAAAACCTGGAAGAGGCGAGGAAGTTAGCAAAGCATATTAAAGATGTGCATGGGAGCAAAGCCACAGACATTCTTAAGAATAGACGTTCTGTTCTATTTGCCTAGTTATCAGTGAATTGCGCCCCGCCCAGGGGCGCAAGTTACCCACAAGGAATTTAGGCGGCTGCAGCTGACTCCAGAAGCATTGATTCTAGAGCGCGGAGATCCTCGCCCTTCAGCGCCGTTTCGAACGCTGCGAACGCATTGGTTGACATAGGGCGCGTTGAGATGGCTCGACCAGCCCCGGCCACCCGCATGCCGCCCAACATGAGCTCTTTATGCAAGCTCACGGTTTTGATGGCCGCTACAGTACTTGTGTACATTTCGGAACCGTTATAACGAATACTTAGCTTTCCAGCTCCGCGATCGAATACGATGACGACTGCGGTCAACTTGTCAGATGCAAGCTTTATCGGCCAAGTGCCAGAAACTGAAGATGCAATGCTGATCGATCCGAATACCCAGGAAGTTTGCCCGGTAGGTGAAACGTCAGAGTAAACACCCCATGGCGCTGGAACGGATGTGTTCAGCTCGGTTTCGGTAAGACTACCGAAAGTCAGATCCATTCCACACACACAGCCGACCGTGAAGGAGCCAGAGGTATCGAATCCCGGCATGACCAGGGTGTTCGCCAGAGCATTGATCTTGTAGCCCTTCTTGCCGTTCACCATGGTGACGAAGTTGGCTCCGGGTTGAGATACGCCGTAGCTAGGAATGACGCCATCAGTTACGCGATCGAGGATGGAGCCAGATGCCACATCCCAATCGAAAAGGCCTGGCCAGTGTTTGAGACCTGCGATGTTGGCGACGTTGATTTCAGCCTCGGAGACGTCGAGTTTAGGAAACCCGGGCACCGAGGCGGAGCCTGGGAAGGTCAGAATAGAGCGAGGCATATTTTCAAATCTCCAAGGTAATCGAGAAGGCGCAAAGCCAGTTGTAGAGCGGCGTCATGTCATAGCGCGAGAAGTCGCGAAGGTCGGTATCGCGGACACAGCCGCGGCGGCCGTTTCCGTTTTGAGGTGTGCTCAGCGTGGGCTGCAAGGCATAAGTGAGGACCGTGCCGGCGGCAATGGCTGCGGTCGCGGTGATCACGATCGAAACACCGTCAGCGCCTATTGCTACGGTGCTGATGGATCCCGCCGACAGCTGGAAACCGAAGTTGCCTGGGTCGCTAACGCTAGCTGTGTCGATTACCAATTTCCCAATCGGGCCAGGCGTACCGGAATTGCCATTCGGCAGGTTGTTCAGCAGAAGCGTAATCGTCGATCCCGATACAGCCGCCGACATGACCCTTAGGGGCTGCCATTTGCCGGTGACCTGGGTCAGGCGCTCGGCGCGGGCCTCTAGCTCGCCCATCTTGACGTAGCCAGGGCCGAGCATGTGGTAAGTGTCGAAGTACGGGTAGGCGTACTTCGGACCGACCATGATGATGTTCGGGTTCTCGATGTGAGCCTGCAGCTGGGCCAACGGAATCTGCGGAATGGTCCCAGGGTCACCGGTGAGCATCTGCGAGATGAACGCTACCGGCGGTACAGCCTGTCCTGTTACCGCAACGATATCGCTGCGGTAATCGCTCACCCACTCGGCCATCATCGCCACATACTCGGCCTGGGTGGTGTTGCTCTGACTTTCACCGTGCACGATCGAGATGCTCGGGACCACATAGTCGAGGCCCATGCTCTCGGCAATCGCTTTGGCAGTGGTTACCTGTGACATGGCATTGGTGTAGGTAGCGGTGCCCTTCTTGATGCCGGCATATGCAGTGCCGCCGAGGGCAGAGATGCTGTACAGCATTTGAGGCGACACGGAGCTCGTGCGCTCGTGCCATTTGCGCATCGCCAGCATGTACGAGGTTGCGGGCGTTTCACCCAGCACGCCGGCCACATACTCGCGCACAGGCTCAAATGCTGTGGTGCCCTCCCATGCAGCCGGTCTGGGGCCACCGGCAAGGGTCCACAGCTTATCTGCATACCCAGGCGGAGACTTCGGCGAGACCAGGTTGCCCCGGATCCCCTGAATGACAAATTCACCATTGGGGTTTGGCACGATGCCACGGGAGCCCAGGGCGAGGCTCTGCCCGGTCGATAGCTTGTGCAGCAGGACCTTACCGTCACGGAATAGGCGGCCATCACGCATGATCGTATGCGGTTGGAGTGTGCTCCCCGATGACTTGAGCGCCCTTACCATGTCGAACGCAACCGCCTGGGCAGCAATCCACGTGCCTGTCTGAGTAAGTTGCGAAGCGGCGAGGGGGTCGTAAGCCCAAACCTGACCATCGGTGATCAGCGCGAATCGTTTGGGCGGCGAAGGCAGGCCCTGCTCGCTGATGAGCTTGGCATCGTAGGTGATTTCTGGCGTTTCTACGTCCTCAGCTCCTCCAGTCTTCAGCATCACGGTTTCGCCAGACACCAGTACCACCGGCTCGGGATAAGCTCGGCTACGAGGCCGCAGCAAAGAACGCAACGTCGGGATAGGGGTTCTGCCAAGGACCTGAACGGCACCTTTGGTTTTAGACGGGCCGCGCGGGATTATCTTTTGTACGCCAAACAAAACCTTAGCTCCTGCTGCTCCAAAGATTAACTGGTCGTTACCGCTCTCCTGTCCGCGAGGGCGTGTTTTGACACTAACAAGCTTTAGGAGCGCGCTGACTTTCTCATCGGTGTAGCCTTCGGACTCCTCACTTCCTCGTGCTACCCAGCCGGATGATTTGTATACATACTCAAGCTGATCGATGGTGTTTAAGTAGGAGTCACCGATTTGAAGTGGCGTGCCGTTGACCCTAGTCGTGGGTGCCGTCGACTGAGGAGGGATTATTCCTTCGGTCAGGGTCTCTGCAATTTGTGCAGAATCACTGGCATCTTCGGCTGCGGCCTGAGCGGCCGTAACTGCCTCGAGTACCGCTTCTGATGAAATGGCTTTTTTCCCAGTGTTAACAGCGGTGCCAGCGTTGTTTTTCCAGACCGTATAGATCTCTTCAGCATTATCCGATTGGACCAGGAAAATAGCCTGATCCGGCGTGCCGGCGAGGCCTTCCGCCACGGTTTGATAGATGTTTGTGGAAATGCTGATCTTTTCTGCAGCATCCTCCTGAATAGCCAGAACAACCTGCTTTAGGTTCTGAATATTGCCCGATACAGTAGGGATGGGACCTGCGGCCGCCGCATCATTCGCGAACCGATAAACGATGTTGCTACCGTTTTCCGCGCGCACAGTCGCGATTTCAAGGCGCTGAGTTTGATCAGCCATGTCGTTTCCTTTGGGCGAGTTTGGAGAGCGCGCCAGGCGCGGTCAGCGAATCTGGTATTACGAGATCCAGCCGCTGGAGAAGAAGCTGCCGGTGTTGTTGATCAGCATGTCCGCGACGGCGTCGAAGATGGTGTCGACCTGGTCGTCGTGGTCGTGCGTGTCGTCAGCTGTGAAAGCTGCAGCCTCGGTGAGGAATGTTGTCACCCACTCAGTAGTGCCCAAGGCCTCGCCTCTGTGATCTTTAACGTGCGTGATAGACCTCCCCTGCTCGTCGTAGATGGCAGGCACGAACACCCGGCCTGACTTGAACCACGGGACGGCATCCATGCATCGGGTGACCTTGTTGGAGGCCGGTCCGCGAGGTTGCGGCTCGATCTGGATTGAGCCCTTTTTGCTGATGGTCTGGATCAGACCGGTACCGCTGGACTTGTCCTCAACCCGCATGTAACGCAGAGCTGCAGGCCGGAACTGATCCCAAGGCTTCCAGCGCGCCCAGACCCTCAGGGCCTCTGCCTCGAGGTCGCCCGCATCCCACTTACCGCGCACGATCTCGATGATGTAGAGGTTACCGTCGATACCCAGACCGCAGTGGGCGAAGACTGAAAAGTCGTGCTGCTCGTCCGTCTTCTGGGCGGTGTCCACGTAGACGCCGCGCCAGACAAGGAACGGCAGCTGCTGGTAGGTATTGAACCAGTCTGGGTCGATCATGCCGCCGGTCAGGGCCACTGGCTCCTGCTGGTACTGGCTGACCATCGTGTACGCGTCCTTGTCCCACAGCGCCATCAGGTCGTGGACCGATTCTTTGGCTGGCCAGTAGGACCAGTATTCTACGCCGCCACGGACTACCGAGGGCCCGCAGAAAACGTCGCGCTCGGCGTGCTCTCGGATCTCGGGAGGCAGGCTGGCGATGTAGTCGCGGGTCACCAGGGCAGGAACCTTGATGTGCGCAAAGTCCAGGCCCATGCCGCCCTTGAGCAGAAAGCCCGACACGTCGTCGGTGTGCAAGCGCTGCTGAGTGCAGATCACAGGCGTGTCAGGCGAAGCGCGGCGGCTACGCAGGGTGTTGGTGACGATGCGCTGGGCCTTGGCCCGCATGGTCGCTGAAAACGCGCTGTCGGCCTTCTCGGGGTCGTCCAAATTTATGAAGCCCGAGAATCCCTCGGAGATGTAGCCGCCCCGCACACCGGTGATCTGCCCGCCCGTTGAGCGGCTGAACATCTGGTGCTTGTTGCGACCAGCTTCGTCGCAGATGATCCAGTTGGCCACGTCGGCCTTGCCCAGCGCGCAAGGCCAGAGATCCTGGTATTCGCTGCTCTCGACTATCGACTTGATCCGGTTGGAGTTCTCCTCCACCAAGGCCTTCGAATACGAAACACTGAGGTTGCGGGTCCGGTCGTACTTCGTCATTACGTAGGCCGGCAGGTGGATCGACCAGTATTCGGTCTTGGTCCCGCCTGGTGGCATGTTGAATACGACGTTCTTGAGCTTGCCCTGGAGCACCTGCAGGGCCGTGTGATCCATGTATCGGTGGTGCCAGTTGCATAGGAACTTCATGCCTTGGTTGAGTTGGAACCAAACGCGCATGAACGACAGCGGCGAATGCTCGCTGATGAGTCTTGCTGCCTGCCGTTCTGCGCCGCTCATCGCCTCCCAGTCGAGCAGGTCATTCATAGGCAGCCCAGGACCGCGTCCAGCGCTTCCTGATCGACCTTGATCGTCGACTGGGTCTCGATCGGGGCGCCGTCCTTGCCGGTCAGCTCGACGATCTGCTTGTCCAGACCCAGAAGCTTGGCCTTGCCCATGGTGGCGGTGACAGCAGCCGCAGCTTTCTTGGTCTCCAGGGCCAGTCTCCGTGCCTGCTCAAGCTCGAGCAGCAGCGTGTCGACGGTAATTTCATGGCGATCCATGACCTGATTCCTTAACTCTTCGATCCGGGCCTGCACCTGCGGCTTCTGGAGGGTGTTGTAGCCCTCGCGCTGGGCTGTCTTCTCAGCCATGTTCGTGGTGTTGTAGGACCTGCGATACGCCTCTGAGGCATTGCCGGTCTCGACATAGGCGAGGCAGAAGAGCTCCATCTTGTCGGTGAAGCGTCTCTTGGCCTTGCGTTCCATATGTCACCTATGGGCTGATCAATTTCCACTTGTAGCCGACCCACTTCGGCAGCTTGCCGGCGGTGAAGATCGGAGGCTTCGTTTCGGTGCAACCGGCAGGAAGGAGCCAGTTGCCCGGCACTTGCGGATCGCGCTCGGCTACGGCCTCGCCGAGGTAGAAGCCTTTCTGGTCGTACTGGTAGACGGTTTTCTGGTTCATAGGTATCGAATCCATCGGACCTGGGCGAGGTTGACCGAGCGCGCTTCTGTGCCTCCGTTCGAGCTGATGCTGACGGTGTGCTGGTGGGAGCCCGCCGAGTTCGTGGCGATCGTCTGCGTTCCGTCAGTCATCTGGTCGCCAAGCACTGCGTTGTCAGCTGGGCCAGACGGGACCTTCTCGCGGACGAAAGTGGTGGTGTGGGTGTGCGCGCCGGCGGATGAAGTCGAAGCGCCGTGGGTATGGGCTAGGTTCTGGCTGGGTTGTAATACCCCATTCAGCACGCGCCCAGTATCCACACCTCGGCCATCGTCAAAACATCGCGTGAAAGCCCCGCGCCAGTCTGGCAGCCGGAACTCAGTACTGAGCTCGCCACCGGTGTTGTAGGTGGTACCGATAACGGCGAAGAGCTTCGGGTAGGCCGTTCGAATCAGCACCGACCCTACGCACTTCAGCCAGCCAGGGTCCGGAGAGCCGTTGTGAGCCACATCCTTGTATTCGCCGACACTGAAGGATGAATAGAGACTTGCCCCTATCAGCCTCCAAAACGTCGGACTGCTTGCCGGTGCATTGCCAGTGTTGGCGGGGGTGATCGACTCATAGAACAACCCGTCCTCTGGCGTGTAGCACGGCGCGCCCGATGAATACACGGCCAGAGGGTGGTAGGCCAGCACGCCGCGGCGTTCCAGGTCCTGCAGGGCAGAATCGACCCGGTTGTGCCACCAGTTCTCCTGGCCGGCACGCGGAGCATCCTTGTCCTGCCCCCCCTCCCAGCCAGTGCTCTGCCGAGCGTTGTCTGGCACTTTGAAGGTGTTGTCGTTGTCCTGGGTCTCGACGCCTTGCGCCCAGCGCGTATTGAAAGCCTCTCGTGCCATCAGGAAACATCTCCAGGCAGGGTGAAGTTGGCGTAGCTGAAGATCAGGCTCGATGTGCGCTCGATCTCGCTGATGTTGGTCGGCAGGATGTAGATCTGGCCAATCCTTGTGCCTTGGGGCCGCGGGATCAGGTCGAAGTTGTCCAGCAGGAACTGCGTGGTGTTGTCGAGCCCCGAGGCGATTCCGATGTCGAACGACTTGTCGCCGTTGCTGTTCAGGGCTGTGACCTTGACGCCTATCACGACCTCCAACAGCTTCATAATGCTGTCACTTGTGCCGTCACTGACGTTGCGAGCAATTTTCGCCTTGATCAGCTTGCGGTATAGGTCATTGTTGAGCGGGGCATCCACTGCAGCGCCGTCGCCGATGTAAGGCGCAACGTTGTAGTTGGTGTAGTTGTCGTTCCCGGCATAGCCGAAGACGTCGTACGCGGCACCGCGCAGTATCGGCCTGGGCACTCCGACGATCCGGCCAATGACGTCCAAGTCCTCGCCAGTGACGGTGTCGACGTCGTAGGCCGAGTAAATCTGACTGATTGGCTGCTCAATCTTCTCGTTGGCGATGGCCGGCGTCAGCGTGAGCCAACGAGTCATACGCTGCTTGCCACGGTACTGGTTAATGATCCGCTTTTTGGCACGCGCCACGTGGTCCATTTTCATAGCGGCACCGATACCGTGATGTTGTCAGGATCGAACGTGGCCAGTTCGGCGATGCCTGGCTGGATTGGTGTAACGCCCTGACTGCCGGCGCTTCGACCGATGGTCAAGCTGGTGATGTAGCTGTCGCCGTACTGGCCCAGCACCTTGTTGACCGGTGTGTACAGGCGCCCAACGGGCACCACCTCGCCAATGTCGTAGCCACCTTGGTTGAAACCCTTCACCTGGTCGCCGGAGAACAGCTTCTTTGTCGAGTCCTCGACTATGGCGTCCTTGATTCTCTGTTCGATGTCGCTCGGAAGGTTTCCCTTGCGCTGGACACCGACAAACACGTGAATCGGCAGGGCTGCAGCACGCTGGAAGGTCATCGTCTCGATGTTTCCAGTGGATGGCGATGTTATCTGGACCTTGACGCCTGTTGTTCCGGGCGCGTCCACCCAAGTATCGGTCTTGGTGCTATACCGTGGGTACATTGGGGTGCCTGGGTTGTATTTTGAGTACATTGCTTGGCCAATGCCTTGATCGGTGCCACCGTTTACGATTACCGCGATCGCCGTATAAGGTATGCCGTCAGGGTCGACCGGGTCGTCACTTGGGTTCTCAAGGATCTTTACATCAGTCACGCCGGCAACATTCGCTACCGCCGCTTGCATGTTGTCCTTCATGTTGCTGCCTGGGAGGGACACAGAGTTGTTTCTCCTGGCGCGAAATTCGACGTCTGATTCTGCATCTTCTCCCGGCGCTGCAGCGGCATTCGTTACCGAGGACCATCCTGGGTAGGGCGAGCCGATTACTGTCAGTTCGCCTGCTGCAGCCAGCACGCGCCCGGGAGATACGCACGTCGCGAATCCGGTAGCACTCTGCGACACGCCAATGACAATCGCCGCGGTGGTCAGCCAGAGGGTATTGTCCACTCTGCTGCGAATCTGAGAATTGGCTGGCAGCACGGCACCGGTTTGGCCTGTGATGGTGATCGGCGCAACCGAGTATGTTGCATCGCGGATAGCCACGCCGGAGATCTTGCCTATGTTGCGCAAGGCCTCGCCCGTAGCGCTGTCTGGATCTTTGGCGCGGTAGGCGGCCACGACCCCCTCGTCCAGGTTTGCCAGCATCTCCGCCTCGATGCCAATCCGTTGCCCGTCCGGCGAGTCCGGGTCGATGTTCCAGTCCGGATCAATGGCCAGAGTTCGTGTGTTGATGTCGGCCAAGTAGTCGTTGAGCGACGTGCCTGTGATGCCTTGGTCGGTGATCTCTGCCATTTAGACGACTGCCTGTACGAAGTTGATGTCGGCGCTCTCGCCTGAGGCGCTGGTTATGGTCGCGGCCACTGTGAGCTGTCGGGTTGCTGCATCCGAGGTGATGCTG